GCGTTGTTTGCAGCGCAATCCCCTGGCGGTGCGGAGAGTACGGAAGGCGTAATAACGACCGCCCCCCAAAACGTTGTTCAAGTAGCAGAAAAAACAACTGGCGGGGAAATCGAGGACGGCGAAGGCGACAAGGTTTATGCAAGAATAACCGAGGCGGCCGGAACGTGGACATTATCATTTTTTACTAATGAGGCGGGAGCGGAAACGGCCCATTCGTTAGCAAGTCAAGATATTAAATTTTTATATCGTGAAGTTTTCACGTTAGAAAATAAACCAACAATAGGCGCGTCGGTTTTAACGTACTATTCGCAAAATGTACTCGGCGATATTCCCGATGCGGGCGCCGGGCAGCGTGGGGTTGTAAATACTTCGGCCCAAACATTCGACGGCGTAAAAGAATTTAGTTCAAGGCCTACAAGCTCCGGAACGGAGTTGGGGCGAAAAGTTGAAATAGAGGACGAGGGCGGATCGGTTGAATCTGATTTGAAAAAAATTAATTTTATAGGCGCGGGAGTAACGGCCGCTCAAAACGGTTCCGGAAATGTTGACGTAACAATTCCAGGCGGAGGCGGCGGAGGTTCCGCGGTTGAAGTTGAGGACGAAGGCGTTTCGCTAACAACGGACGTAACAAAGATAAATTTCGTAGGCGCGGGGGTTACCGCAACCGAACCCGTTGCGGATCAAATAACCGTAACAATTCCTGGCGGGGGCGGCGGTTCAATCGTTGTTGAGGACGAGGGAACCGTTGTTGATGCCGTAACAACGACCGTTGATTTTGTAGGCGCTGGCGTAACCGCCACGCAAGAATCGGCCGGAAACGTAACCGTAACCATTCCAGGGGGCGGCGGTGCAATTTCAGACTCTTTCGAGAATGAAAACATAAGATATTCAGGATTCACGTCAAGAAATGGCTCTGATTACATACTTTTAAAAACAGAAGAGTTTAACGACTCGAGCGGAAACATGGTCAGTTATAGTGAACCAGGAGGTGATCATTCTCGTTTTACTTTCGATTCGCCTTGTTTATTTTCTGCTCAGATGGCGTGCCAGGGAAGCTTAAACCCTAAGGAACTTCTTTGGTTTAACTCGGCTGATACGCTATTAATGTCGTCTTATGATGAAATCGACAGTGACAGAGCAAATGCGGGACTTGTTGGGCGAGCATCAACAGGGGATTATTTGGTTTATAGATCAAGTGATAACCCTACTGACGATGACCAATGTAACTTTGCTGTAATTGCAATGGATGTAAGAAAACCTGGCGCATCTAAATGGGAATCTTATTCAACAACTGGTTTTACTTCTGCGAACGGTGCGGGACAAATACTATTTAAAACGGTCAAAGAAGATTCAACAGGAACTATTTCAACTGTAACAACAGGTGATCATACAAGATTCACATTCAATGAGGACACTGATTTCTGGGCTTCAACTTCTGTTAGAAGCAGTTCAGGTCAAGGCCTTGTTCAAATAGCATTGTTTAATTCGTCCAATACTCAAATAATAACAACAGTAGACGTTGCAACAACCGGAGAAGGTGGTGTTGCTTGTTTAGCAGCAAGGGCTTCGGCTGGCGATTATCTTATCGCCGCAAAGCAGGCCGCAATTACAGCATCCGACAGTTTGGATACGAACTTTAATATCATGGTTGCTGACATTGACCCTGTTTCTGGCTATGAATCCGATGCTATCTCAAGGTCAGGGTTTACTTCCAAAAACGGATCTGGGTTTGTAAGGCTTTCAACTGCGCATCAAGATTCTGGTGGACCATTGGTGACATTTTCCGAGCCTGGGTCAGATCACACACGTTATACTTTCGACAAAGAGTGTTCATTTACAGCTAACTTCGGAGTGTCCGCCGCATCGAGTGGTGTTGTAGAGGTCAGGCAATATAATTCTAGTGATGTATTAATCCAAAGAGGAACGGACAGGGCGCACTCTTCAACCAGTGGTTCTGCGTGTTTGGTAAGTAAAGCTTCAGTTGGCGATTACATTGTTGCTTACATGGACTCTGCTACTTCGGATAATAACTCGAACACAAGTTTCAGTGTTGTTGCTACAGAGGTTACTCCAGCAATTGTTGGTGGTGGAACAAATGTTGAAATTGAAAACGAGGGAACATCGTTAACAACCGCCGTAACAAAAATAAATTTTAAAGGAACCGACATAACCGTTTCCGAACCCGTCGCGGATGAAATTGATGTTCAAGTTGGGGACGCGTTTGCGGGTAATCCCGAAGACTTTAATATGTATTCGGCGGTTGTTACAAATAGCGGTGCGGCCGCGGTTTTTTCTCAATCTCAAGCGTTTATTCAATCAGTAAGCAGAACAGCGCTAGGGGTTGTTGACGTCGTATTCACGCCGGGATTTTTTAGCGCTATTCCTAGCGTTCATGCAACGATAAGTGAACAAGATTCGAACGGGGACGAGGGTTGTTTTATATCGGCCATTTCAACAAGTGGTTTTACCTTAAACACCACGGCGGATAGCGCGGCATTTGACCAGGATTTTAACGTTGAATGCATAAGGCAAGGGGCAGACTATGACGACAAGGGGCCAGACGATAATTTTTATGGGGCTATTATTGCAAACAACGGAACCGCATCGGTAACAAGTGAATCGAAAACATTTATTCAGTCGGTTAATAGAACCGCAACCGGAACGGTTGACGTTGTTTTTACGCCCGGATTTTTTACAATTGAACCAATGGTTCATGGATCAATTAACAATCTAGCATTACAAGGGGATGAGGGCGTTTTTATTCAGTCGCTAACAACTTCCGGTTTTACGTTTAGAACAACGGCGGATTCAATAGCGCATGATGTTCCCGTTTCAATTCATGTAACAAGGCAAGCGGGGGACTATGCAGGAACCCCCTCTGGAAATGAAAACTTTTTCGGAGCGAAAATACAAAATAACGGGACGTCTTCAATAACTAGTCAATCTCAAACTTTTATTCAGTCGGTTAATCATGTTTCAACGGGAATAACTGACATAACATTTACCCCGGGGTTTTTTACGGTAGTACCTTCATTGACCGGGGGAATTGAACAAATAGCAGCAAACGGAGATGAGGGCGTTTTTATTTATAACATTTCAACAAGCGGTTGTAGGGTTGAAACAACCGCCGATAGTTCCGCCTACGATCAAGATTTTGCTTTATCGGCAACAAGGCAAGGCGGCGACTATAATGATCCAGGGTTGCCCCGAAAAGGATTTTTAGGGGTTTTATCAAGCGACCCGGTTTCGCCTTCAAATGGTGAATCATGGATAAATTCGGCGGATAAAAAACATAAATTTAGAACCGGGGGCGTAACTTATTCAAGCGCCGCATATACCTAGAAAATGGCAATAAATAATGATTACAATTCATTGGCCCAAAAACCCGCCTCAAAAAAGGCGGTTTTGGCCCATGTTCAACCGACGCAACGTTTAGTCTTATGGGAACTTGATTCGGGCGCCGTTTATAAAAGAATTGTTAACGATTATGTTGTTGGGGTTTCGGTTGCCGGGGTTGACTTAACCGAGGAATCAAATTCCTCATTATCGGCGGGGGCATGGTTTTTTGAATATGAAAATAAAACGCTTTATGTTCGCATGGCCGATGATTCAAGCCCTCAATCAAATTTCGTCGTTGCCGAATACCGTTTATTTTTTTCTGATTTCGGAATTAATGCGCCATTTGATTTAACCGAAAACGGGAACCCCGTTCATTATGAACCATTAATTAAATCGACGTCGCAATTCAAACAAGAATTAGACAACGCGGAATTATTAGGGATTTCTTTGGAATCAGAGGGCCAAATAATTTTCGAAAATAATTCAGGATATTTTGATTCCCGATTTGATAAACTTTTTTGGGATAACAAAAAAATATCTATTTATTCCTATTTTCCAGACTCTCCAATAACGGAGGCGAAATTAATTTTCGAGGGGGAAATTGAAAACAAACGTTATACCAGTTCAAGGGTTACATTTAGATTAAAAGATTTTATTTATCGTTTACGACAACCCGTTAAACTTGATTTTTTCAGTAGCGCCGACGGCACGATTTCAAATGATGTTGCCGGGGTTAAATATAAAAGACGAATATACGGCCAGGTTGATGGCCTTAAAATGCAATCATTGGATCAAGTTTTAGAGGGAATCAGTTTAACCGGAACAATTGCCGGAGCCGCCGATTCCCCAACTATAACAGGGGCGGGGACGCTTTTTTTATCCGAGGTTTCACCAGGGGATGAAATTAGTTATATAACCGATTTGGAAACAAAAACAATAAAAGTTGATTCCGTGGAATCCGATATTAGCTTAACGGCATCCGAGGAAACGGAAGTTCCTTTTTCAAATTTACCAGCGACGATAAAACATGAAATTCCAATTAGAACCCGGAACAGGGTTTTTCATATTGCCGGCCATAAACTAAGGGAACCGACAACAACCGTTATAACAGGGGTTCAACTAAACCGTTTTACAATGGATACAACCGATTTTTTTGTAAACGATACAATTAAGGTTGGAACAGAAACGGCAAAAATAAAAAGAATTTCCGGCCAAACTATTGTTTTATTTCAAAATCTCGACACGTTTCCGAGCGCCGGAACAACTGTTTCAAAAAATCCAATTAGGAATATATTTTTCAATCAAAAAGAATTGTTAATTGATCGGGATTTTACCGTTTCCAATACAACCGAATGCAAAATTAATTTTAACGATTTGGCCGAATTTAACGCAACTAACCCCCAAAAACTTGAAGGAACTCTTGATTTTACAAATGGTTCCCGCGACGTAGTGGGGACGGGAACAAATTTCGACGCGGTTTTAAAACCGAGGGATTGGATTGTTTCCGACGATTTGGCCCATCAAGTTTATTATGAGATTTTAGAAGTTGTTGACGCTACAAATCTAAAATTACGGGTTGCTTATTTTGGGGTAACAAATCTAGGTTCAATCTCAAAACGAAAAAACGTTACATATATTGGGGATGAATCAATTGTAACGGTTAATTGTATTGGAAAAGAAAACGGTTCCGGAGAGTGGATTAAAACCGCCTCGGATGCCGTAAAGGATTTAATTACAACCGACGCCGATTTAACAAATTTAGATTTAGATAGTTTTACCGACTCAAAAAACGAGGCGGGCTATATTGTTAGTTTTGCCATTCCATTGGAGCCGGAGGGCGAACCCAAAACAATACGGGAAACAATAACTTTAATTAATCAATCGGTTTTCGGTTCACTTGTGGCCCGAACAAATTTCCAAATTTCTTATAATGTTTTAACCCCCGATAGACCAACGGACGGGGTAATAATAAAAGACGACGACATAATTGGCGGGGCCAAAGATAATTTTAACGTTGGAACCCATTCCGATGTTCGCCGTAAAATAACAGTTAAATATAAACATTTTGATGCGGATAGGTTTACTGGTGAAAAAGGGAATGATTCCGCCGAATTTACAAATAATTTCGTTGATTATCTTATTGGAACAAAAAACGAAAAAATAGTTGATGTTTATTTATATGAACAAGGCGACGCGGAAACCATTGCGGAACGATACGGGTTAATTCATTCGTTAACCCAAAATATCGTCACTATAAAAACAAAATTAAATTTGGCCCTAAAAAATCTAAATGATAAAATTTATATAAGTTTTGAGCGACTTTTTGATAGGTTTGGAAATTCCGACGACACGCAAAAAGTTGGAATAATATCCGCTATTAATCGAGGCCCTAGCGAAACCGTCGTAACTTTTTCGGATTTATCTAACCAATTTAACCGGGTTGGGGCGATTGCCGACGATAGTTCGCTTGATTTTACAGCGGCGCCGAATGGTGAGAAAATATTAAACGGTTATATTGTAGACGACGTAACCGAATTACCGGATAATTCCGACGATACCCAATGGGGAACTAATTTAATAGGTTAGAAAATGGCATTTCAGGCAATAGCTAGTTCATTATATCAGGTTGGAAAAGCAATTCGAAAAGAGTTGTTTACGAAAATTGTTGGTAACCTTGAGGATTTGGACACTCGAACGCAAGCGGTTGAGGCCGGGGCGAATAAAATAAAAATTTGGAACGATCGGTTTATGATGAGTAATCCGAGCGCTTCGCTAACGGGCGTTGATCTTTGGCGGGCCAGCGAGGAATTTACTTTACTGGATGCGAAGGTTGGAATTTTTACAACCGCCGGGGTAACTGGAATTTTGGAAATGGATATTCAAAAATCGGTTGACCTTGATCCGGCAAACTTCGCAACGGTTTTTACAACAAAACCTTCGCTTGATTTTGGAACCGCTTCCGATTACAGCGAATCAACAAATGCCGTTTTTAACGGTTCACAGCAAGCGGTTTCCGTTGGCGATTATTTACGATTGGACATTAGTTCAATTCCCACGCCCATTAATGGATTTACTGTTTTTTTAATTGGAGAGGTTAACTAATGGCCCTTTTTAAACCTTTTGATTATAACCCGGCAACGGTAACAACTAAAACAAATACATCAAACGAGGCGGTTCCCGCTGGTAGATTTGCCTATGTTGTTGCGGACGTGGACGGCGGAGAGTTTTTTATCAATGATAACGTTGCATTGAAAAATATACCTTCCTTTTCAACTTCGGCGGCATTGCAACCGTCGGATACGGCCGTGTTTACAAATAACACGCAAAACGTTTTGATAATGTGGTTTCGTTCTGCTTCGGGAGACTTTCAAGTAAGGGTTTCGGGGTTTGAAGTGGATCAATCCCAAACTAGATATACGTTAGCGTTAACCAGGGTTCAAGACATTGTTGTTAATCCGGGCGAAACCGTTAGCGCAAATTTTAATTCAGGGCAAACCGGAACAATTATATGCGGCGGTTATTACGAAGGCATGGGTTCAAAAACCGCGGAATTTTGGGTTCCCACGGGGACAAATTTACGAGTATCCGGAGATGCCCGTTATACTTTAACCGAATATTTGATTCCAACATGATAAAAATAAAAGATATTATATTAACGGTTGTCGGCGGGGTTGGATTGATTTCCGCAACGGCCGTTTTTAATATCTTTTTTACCACGCCCCCAACAAGGGCGGAGTTTAACGAATTAAAACACGCAGTAATTTCAATTGAAAAAAATTTATCGGCATTGAGAAGTGGCCAGGATAAAATAATCGATTATTTAATCGAAATAAAAAAGGAATAAAAAAATGGGAAAAATTGTTAAATTTGAAAACGGAAAAGTATTAATTGAATTTGAAAAATCTTTTGATCCAAATCAAGACGGCGAACCAATTGGAGCGGTTTCGGTAAAAGTATGGTTAGACCTTTCGGAATTACCCGACGAGGCCCTTGATTATTGGAAATCTAAAAAAGGCGAATGAAAACTTTAATTATCCATATTGTAAAAGCGGCGGTTGATATATTAATTGTTGAATTAATTAAACCGCTTATTTCTAAATGGAAAACGAAGCGTTTAAAAAATGCCAAAAATAAAAAAGAGTTTGATGATTCTTTTGATGATTTGGATTAATTCTTGTTCGAACTTCAAAAAGAAAATTACACGATGCGGAATATATAACGAAACTTGCCGATGCCATGAATATATTATTGGCGTTGGGCGAACTTCGGAATCAATAGATTATCCGATAAAAAAATGTAACAAATTTATTGCAATTTCTAGTGACGATTTTCTAAAACTGATTTACCATTAAATTAGGCTTTTTCTTCATCCAAAATGTCTATCTACTCTGTTTAGGTTAAGTTGAGGGGGCGGATTATTTTCGCCCCCTTAATTCAAAATTTTCCGAAATAACACGACCAATATTATCAACAATCAATTCTTCTAAATCATGGGATAAATTGCAGTTATGCGCCCCTAACACATCGATTACGGCATGGCCTAATTCATGTATTAAAGCATGAACGCGGGCCTTGCCGCGAAGTTTTGAATCAATCTTTATGGTTGTTTTTACGGCGCTATAATCGGCGTCGATAGGTTTCCCATACTCGTCTTTTAGATCGGTAATTTTTACTATCTTGACAGGGATTCCTAAAACGTTTAGTTCCATTTGCTTTTAATAGTATCATACGCAACAATAAATATATGTCCGTTTACAATGGGAACATTGCGGAATTACAGTTTTTGTTAGAGACAACAAAAAAAGGCGGGGTTGTCTCAAGGCCTCAAATTCAATCAACCATTTACGATTTTATAGTGGACAACGGTAATCGGGTTTTAAAGGTTCAAGTTAAATCATGTTTTTCGGAAGGCCCAAATTATGGGGTTTCTGTAGGGCGCGGGGGAAACTCAAAAATACCTTATGAACAAAACGAGATTGATATTTTTGCAATATTTATTGCGGAAACCTTCGAATGGTATTTTATCCCGGTTGCCGAAGTTAACGGGGCGGTTAAAATAACCTTACGTCCCGAATCAGAGTCAAAATGGAATAAGTTTAAAAACGCTTGGATTATAATGTTAAACTAATTACCAAAATAAAAAATAAATATAAAAGATAAAAAACGACAACAACCCAATAAAATCGGATCAAAAAACTTTTCATCGGAATTTTAAAAAACGTCTTTTATTAGGCATGGAAACCGGGTTGAAATGCAGTTCCCATGCCCCGTTACGACCTAACGAAAAAATTTTACCTTTTGAAATTTTGAGTTTGAAATTGATTTTTTTATCAATATAAACCCCGTCCCTTTTACATATTTCTATAAAGGATAAATAATTTTCATTAATCGCCATAAAAAATCCGTTTACTTTTTGCTCAATATTGATTTAATATTGACTCAAATTTTCTAAATTATCAAGGTAAATAAATGCTAAATAAGTTAAAAAAACTAATAAAACGGCATGGGATTGTTGTAATAACGGGGAAACTCGGCTACCGATCAACGCAAACCGTTACGCATTGGATTAATAATAACCATATTCCGGAATTGGCCCGGGAAAAGGTTAAAAACCTAATAGAGGAATTAAATTAATGAGTATTTTAGAAAGGGTAACAAAAGGTATTAAGCAACGGCCATTTTTCATTGGAATACATGGCCCGGCGGGGGTTGGGAAAACAACGTTCGCTTCAAACTCTCCAAATCCAATTTTTTTGGTCACCGAGGACGGGGGCGCGGATTTTATTGATACGTCGAGAGTTGAAATTAAAAACTTTAAAGAAATGTTGGACGCGCTTTATGAATTGCGCGACAAGAAAAACCACGATTTTAAAACGGTTGTTGTTGATTCAATCGACCATTTCGAAAAAATGATTCATACAATCGTTGCTTCCGATCATAATAAAAAATCAATCGAGGGAATCGGTTTTGCGAAAGGGTATATTTTCGCCCTTGAATATTGGGATCAATTTTTATTCAACTTGCGACAACTCCGAAATAACGGGATGAATATAATACTAATTGCGCATTCGCACGTTAAACGAATGGACGACCCGGTTGTTGGGGAGAGTTACGACCGTTACGAATTAAAGTTACATCGAAAAGCAAGTGACTTTATAATGGAATCAATGGACGCGCTTTTATTTGCAAAAAACGAGGTTGTAACTTCAAAAGATTCCGCAACGAAAAAAGTAACTGCCCTAGGCGACGGAACTCGCGTTTTATATACGGAAACCCGCCCCGCGTTTGATGCGAAAAACCGTTACGGATTACCGCTTGAAATGCCATTATCATGGGACGAGTTTTCGGTGAGGGCATTACGCTCGGAAGCGGAAAAAACAAAAGAATTAACCGATAAAATTTGGGTATTAATGGAAAAAATCGAAGACGAAAGTTTTTATAATACCGTATCGGAAACAATGGATAAATTTAAAAACAATGTTCCAAGATTGGAAGAAATATTAACTAAATTACAAAGGAAGGTAGGCAATGGCACCACAAGTTGATAATCCAAATGAAGAAAAAATTAAGGCCGGAAACCATATCGGTCAAGTTACGGCATGGGGGGTTTTAGAGGGAAAACAAGC